GATAAATCAGAAGACGGGGAACACCTTCCTGAAACTGCAAAATATGAATGCCAGGAATGTCATCAACTGATTCCAGAATCCAGGAAGACTTCCATGATGAAACAAGGGGAATGGATCAGCCAAAACCCAGATGCAAATCCCAAGATTCAAGGGTATTCAATCAATGGTTTATATTCCCCAGTTGGTTGGAGAAGCTGGGCAGAACAGGTCAAGGATTTTCTAAAATGTAAAGATGACAGATTCCTTTTAAAAGCATGGACAAATTCATTTGGGGAAACCTGGGAAGAAATGGGTGAAGGACTGCAGTGGGAATACATATTCACCAGACGGGAAGACTATTCAGATGAAGAACTTCCTTCTGAAGATATTGTTCTGATCACTGCAGGAGTTGACACCCAAGATGACAGGCTTGCAGTTCAGCTTCTTGGATATACCCATGACCATCAGATTTATTCCCTTTTTTACCAAGAACTTTATGGTGATCCAGGCACCCAGATTCCCTGGAATGCACTGGATGAAATCCTTGAAAGAAAGTTCAAACATCCTAATGGGGTTGAACTGAATGTGGCATCAGCAATGGTTGATTCAGGGGGACACCATGCAGATGCAGTATATCGATATTGTGCATCTAGATCCTTCAAGAGAATCCATCCTATTAAGGGAAGCAATCAGGCTGGAAAGCCAATCATTAACAAGCCTACCAAACTGGCAAAGGGGTTGGGGTTGCTTTATTCCCTGGGGGTGGACACTGCAAAAGAGCAAATATATTCCTTTCTGAAGAATGACACACCTGGGCCAAACTTTGTGCATTTCCCAATCACTTATGATCAGGAATATTTCAGACAACTGACTGCAGAAAAAGTGGTCACAAGACTTTCAAAAGGGCACCCAGTAAGAAGCTGGGTGAAGGTCTACAGAAGAAATGAAGCCCTGGACACTTTCGTTTATGGGTACAGTGCTTTCTTAAATTTAAACCCAAACCTGGAACTTCTGAAGCAGAAGATTTCTTCAGGTGAACATATCCAGCAAAGACCAAAACCAAAACCCAAGCAAATGGTCAGAAGATCAAATGGATGGGTGACAGGAATGAACAGATTTTAAATGTCTAATTTATTCGATAGCACAAACTTCAGGACAGAAGAACCCACCCTGGAAGAATACGGGTTTCCCATTGTGGCTGGTGATTTCCTTGCCTGGAAAAGAACTGATCTTGGAACTGATTATCCACCATCAGCATACGGGTTGACCTATTCAGCCAGACTCAATGGGGTTGGCACTGCCATCACTTTGACTGCATCAGAATCAGGAACTGAATACATCATTGAAGAAAATTCAACTGCAACAGTGAATTTCCCAGTTGGGATTTATCAGTGGTCTGCATACATCACCAAAACTGCAGATTCAAACAGAATTGAGGTTGGAAACGGCACCTGGGAAGTGGTGGAAAATAAAGCTGTTTCAACTGCAGATCCAGAACCTTATGAAAAGAAAGTTCTTGATGCAATTCAGGCAGTTATCCAGGGCAGGGCAACTCAGGATCAGATGTCTTATTCAATAGCAGGAAGATCACTGTCAAGGATGGACCCTGATGATTTGCACAAATGGGAAGCACTCTATAAAGCCAAATGGTTGAAGCTGAAACGGATGCAACGGGCCAGGGCAGGAATGGGGCATGATGGCAATATTAAAACAAGATTAGGAAGATACTAATGGCATTTCTGGACCTGTTTAAAAAAGCATCTGCCCCACCTAAGAAAAGGATTTTATTTCCTAATCATTCAAGGATGTATTCATCTGCAAAAACATCTGAAATCTTTTCTGGATTTAATGGCACATCTGCAACTGCAGACCAGGAAATATTTGGATCACTTCAGATGATGCGAAACCGATCAAGGCAAGTGTGCCAGGACAATGAACTGGCAAGGAAATTCTTGGCAATGGTCAAATCCAATGTGGTTCTTAATGGAATCAATTTCCAGGCAAAGACCAGAAGGGAAGATGGATCGCTTGACGAACTAGACAATCAAAGACTTGAAAGGGGGTGGAAAATCTGGGGTGAAAATCCTGGTTTCTGTTCAATGGATTCCAGGTCCAATTTCACAGATATATCCAGACAGATCATTGAAGCGTGTGCCAGGGATGGGGAATGCTTTATTAGGATGATGAAGGGGGTTGATGACAACCCATTTGGTTTCAGTCTTTGGGTGTTGGAAGCAGATTATTTTCCAATTCAAAACAACAAAGTTCTGTCTGATGAAGTCGCAATTGTGATGTCAGTTGAACAGGATAAATATGGGAAACCTTTGGCTTATCACCAACTGATCAAAAGACCAGGGTTGGATTATGGAAACACCATTTTAAAAACTTTAAAAACTGAACGGGTTCCTGCAGATGAAATAATCCATTTGTATGTCCAAGAAAGGCCAGGACAAACAAGGGGGGTTCCCTGGTTGAATACGGCAATCAGACCCCTTGATATGCTGGCCCAGTATCAACTGAGCGAGTTGACCAGTTCAAGGGTTCAGTCTTCTTCAATGGGCTTTTTTACTTCTGAAGCATCTGATTCCTATGTGGGAACAGGAGTTGATGAAGAACAAAACATTGTCACAGAATTTGAACCTGGAACCTTCCAGCAACTTCCAGAAGGAATGTCATTTCAGCCCTTCAACCCAGGTCATCCAAATCAGGCATATAAAGACTTCACAAAAACTGTTTTGAGGTCTGTTGCTTCAGGACTTTTGGTTTCCTACAACAGTTTAAGCAATGACTTGGAATCTGTTAATTACAGTTCAATCAGGGCAGGGCAAGCAGAAGAAAAAGCCCAGTGGATGATGATGCAGAATTTCTTCATTCATGGCTTTTGTTCCAAGGTTTATAAAAGTTGGTTAAGAATGGCAATCACTGTTGGCTGGTTTGAATTTGATGGGCAAGCAAATCTCCCAATGTCCAAGGTCACAAAGTTTGAAGATGTCAGATGGATTCCAAGGGGTTGGGAATATGTCAACCCAAAACAAGAACTGGAAGCAAAAGCCCTGGCAGTTCAGTTGGGGGTTGAAAGCCTGACGGATATTACTGCAAACAGGGGCAAGGAATGGGATGAAGTCATCAGCCAACTTGCTAGAGAAAAAGACATAATCAATGACCTGGGATTGAAGTTTGAAACCCCACCCATCACACCTGGGGCACCAGAAGAAGATGAATAATGCCTGAATATAAAGGTGTTGAAATCGACACAAAACCAACTAAGCAGATAGCAGATGAAGCATCTTTGGGTATTAGATACAGAGAAGAATATGAAAGGGGTGGAACTAGAATCGGTATTACTAGAGCAAGACAACTTGAAAAAAGGGAAACCCTTTCCTTTGATACTGTCAAAAGAATGTTTAGTTATTTATCAAGGCATGAAGTTGATTTAAAGGCACCACAAAATTCAGACAAGAATGATCCAGGTTATCCAGGAGCAGGGAAAATAGCTTGGCTTTTATGGGGTGGTTATCCTGCAAAAACATGGTCAGAAAGGATTTTAAAAAAAATGGAAAACATAGACGAACAAGAAAAAACAATTGAAACAACAGACCAGAAAGATTGGCCTGAACTTAGATATGATGACCAAGAAAGACATATCAAAGCAGTTTCTGAAACAGATGATTCAGTCATTGTTGAATTTGCAAAAGCAGAAGAAGAACAACCCCAGGATGAACCTGAAGAAGTAGATGTTCAGGAATTGGTTGCAGAATCTTCTTATGGAAATGATGAAGAAGAAAGAATGATTGAAACAGGCCAACTTTCCAGAATCTTTGATTTTGATAGGTCTGCAATAGATGAACAGAACAGAACAGTAAGTGTGATTTTTTCCACAGAAACCCCAGTTGACCGAAATTTTGGGGTGGAAATTCTTGACCATGATCGGGGTTCGGTTCGGATGGACAGACTTCAGAAACGGGCACCAGTTTTATTAAATCACAATATGTCTGATCAGTTGGGAGTTGTTGAAAGGGCTACCATTGACCCAGACAGAAAAGGCAGGGCAGTTTTGCGTTTTGGCAGGGGCAGACTAAGCACTGAAGTTTTCAATGATGTGGTTGATGGAATACGTTCACAGCCTTCAGTGGGTTACAGAATCCACCAGATGGAAAAAGAAGATGATGAAAAATTGACATATCGGGCAGTTTCATGGGAACCATTTGAAATTTCTATTGTTCCAACAGGGGCAGATTCAATGGCAATCGTGGGAAGGTCTGAAGAACAAAATTTTAAAACTGAAATTATTGAAAGGACTTCCAAAATGGATACCCAAATTGTTCAAGAATCTGCACCCCAGGTTGATGAATCAAAGATCAGGGAAGCAGTACAAAAAACAGAATTAAAAAGGATTTCAGAAATTGAATCCTATGGGTCTGAACATAACGAATCAGACCTTGCCAGGGAATATATAGTGGACGGAAGAACAGTTCCAGAATTTCAAAGTGCAATCCTGGAAAAGATCAAAAACTATAAGAATCCTGAAAAAGTTCATGCCATTGGATTGACACCCAAGGAAACCAGGGCTTTTTCCTGGATGAAACTGATCAGGGCAAT